TTGCAGTTCTAACAAACAATGGATTGTATTGCATTTGATTATTATGTTCTCTCCATTTTTCATAACCAACTAAAGTGTAAGCAGTAATAAATTCAAATTGTGCTGATCGTAAATTTTTATAACCAGCATCAAAAGATATTCTTCTACTACCTATTTTTTTTATTTGAACAATCTTACCAGCAGAAGTTCCATACTCCATTCCTGTGTAAGAATCTAAAAGTACATAGTCTCCAACTTTTATTTCTATTCCGTATTTATCTGTTTTCATTTTTTATCTCTCTTGTAGGTGCTGGGTTGGAGAGAGAGGCCAACCCAACACGATTAGTATTTGATATGAAAATAAATACTTGTCTTGCGACTCTCTCGTTATATATTTTTTTATTTATAATCATATCTTTAATTGATTCGTTTTTTATATTACTGATTTGTTATTTCAACAAAATTCTAACGAAATTAGAAAAATAACTGAAAAAAGGTCAAATAAGCTAGGTTTTACGCCAAAAATAATATTTGCATAATACAACCATTCTGGTACTTTATTCGTATGTTAAATAAATTAACTAACAACAAACAAGGAGAGAGAATGAAAAATATAACTAAAATACAATTAGAGGAAATCTTAATTTCTTTAATTAAAAAAATAGACTACAGAGCAAGTAACATTAAAGTTATTTATGTTGGAGAGGGTATTAGTAAAATAATGGTAGATCATATTTACAAAGACCAACCTAGTTTAAATAAATTAAATATTGAATGGGTTTCTTTTGGTAAAAATTATGATGGTAATTTATTTTATGATGTTGATGGTGTTGAGGGCAGACATTATTTTGGAGAACAAGATTATGCTGTAGATTTACAAATAGCGTGGGCATATGTTCAACAACAATTAGCTAAATATAATGTGCATTCAGAATCTTACTATGGTCAAGATGGTATTTTAGAAGTAATTTATAATGGCAAATCATATGTTAATTTAGAAGAAGATGTATTTGCTAAAGAACCAAGTGAAGCTAGTCAGAAAGCTTGTAGAGAAGCTTTTTACAGAGACTTTCCAGAATATAGAAAGGAGTCTGCATAATGAAAAAAATAGGAATAAGTAAATTATTTGATGCGATTAGTTTAAATTTTGAAATTGCAAAAACTGTACTTTATGGAAGTTTTGTACAAGATTCTGCTTTTAGAAAATTTATTAATTTAAATCTAAATACACACCCTGATGATGTATGTAATTATCTTTCTAAAAATAATAAATATTTTATGATTGATTTTTATAGAACATCTAAGTTTAAATTTAAGGAGAGTAAATAATGAAAAAAATAGCATACTACACTTTAGGTTTTATTTTTTCAGCTTTTTGTTTAACTGCAATCATGTTAGGTTGCTTACATGTATGGAGTATATAATGAGAATACCAACTAACTCAAACTTTACTAAAGAGATGTCTAAAAGACTACAGAGAATAATTAACCCTCAAACTACATTAGAGGAGTTACAGAATTTACAGGAAGAAGTTAATATGATTAATCCTGTAGATACTTATTTGCAAAAGCAAGTAAGTCATTTGGAGAAAAACAATGAACCCAAAACAAATGTTCAAGGTTCAAGAACAACTAGACAAGAAGAAACAAATGGAGAAAGATTTGTTACAAAGGTTGTTAAAGAACAAAGAACAGCAGAAGAATTTGGCTTTTAAACTTCATCACTTGAAGTATCATCAGCCAATTTTATAGAGAGGAAAAAAAAACGATATGAAAAAAACAATACTTTTATGTGGGCTACTTGCCACCCTATTACAAGGCTGTGCCTATAAACCCATCATAGATACTGCTGGAAGATCAGGTACATTCGACAGCAATAGAGCAAATCTAATAACTGACGATCAATTACATTGTAAAACACTTGCTAAAGATAATACAAACTTTGTAAGTAATATTTTGTATTGGTCTGTTAGTCCAACAATGGACACAAAGTATGAGTCTATTGTTAGAAAATGTTTAACAAAGAGAGGTCATAGTGTACTTAACTAACAATAACCAAATAGGAATACCAATGCACAAAAGAACAAACACAACAATAGAAGAAGTAAATCAATCAATCCAAGAACTAACTTTACAATGGAATGTTAGTGAACAAGACAATCTTAAAATAGCAACTTGTTTAATAGGATTGCAACTTAGAAAACTTAGATTGATGAGAGGTAAAACCCAATCAAGAATTGCTAAAGCTGTAAATGTAACATTTCAGCAGATTCAAAAATATGAAAGAGGCCAAAATGCGATCAGTTTAAATATAGCTAAAAAATTATGCGAATATTTAGATGTATCTATTGACTATTTCATTAAACCAATGGAAGATAAGAACTTAACATTTTTAAAAAGGAGAGATAATGTATATTCGTTCAAACAAAATTTCGTGGCGAGAGAAACGCATCAAAGCCATGAATAGAATAATAAGCAGAAGTAAAGCTAAAAAAGAAATTACAGAACACTATTTGCCAGAATATAATAGGGTATGTGTTTCTAAAGCAGAAAATAAACAACAATATAAGGGAGAGAATAATGGCAATACATAAGTTAGAACATGGTCATACGATTGAGTTCAATGAAGAAAAGCACGTCTATATTCATAACAACGAATATGTAGTTGGTATGAGTACACTACTTGGAAAGTTAGCGAGTCCAATGTTAGAGAATTGGAAGATCAGCCAACAAGTAAATGCTATCAAAACTGAAATGGAACGAGAGGGTATTCCAATCGACCAGATACAGAAGATAGTCACTAATGCTAAATCTAATGCAAAGAAGTCAGGAGATAATATTTTAAATATAGGCTCTATGGTTCATAAGTTTTGCGAGATGTGGCTAAAAGGAGAAAAATTTACTGACCCAAGCGACCCTGTAATATTAGGTTGCTTTGAGAAGTTTAAAAGGTTTTGGACAAAACATAAACTAAAAGTTATTGAGTCCGAAAAGGTTTTATACTCTGAACGAGGGTTCTGTGGAACTTTAGATTTAATTGCTAAAGACTCACAAGATAATCTTTGGCTCATAGATATAAAAACTTCTAAGGGTTTGTTTCTAAATATGGTTCATCAATTACATGGATATAAGTTGGCCTATGAAGAACAAACAGGAAAGAAGATCAATAAGATGTATATAGTTAGACTCCCTAAAGATAGTGGCGACTTCGAGGCTAGACATATCTTATATAAAAAGGAACACTTAAAAGCATTTCTTGGATTACTAAGCTGTCATAAATCTGAGATAATCTTCAATGAGTCAGTACGCAACTATAACAAACTAAAAAAAGGAAATAAAAATGTACGAAAAAACTAAATTCGATAAGCCGTTCTGTGGGTTACAAATGAGATTATTCCCTACAGGAAATGTAAGCCCAAAGTATGAGTATTCTGGCGAGGCAAGTAAGGTTAAATTTACTTGTAGCTTAACCAAAAGAAAATATGGTTTATCACAAGTTAATGAATGGTTTAATACACCTGAAGTTCAAGAATATACTAAAGCTGGATATGTTTTAAAATATATGACTAAGACTCAGGAAATGCAAAACCCACCACAATATGCAAAGGGTAATCTTGAACAGATACTTTGTTTAATTATGGTTAAGCCATATAAACCTCAACCAAATGTAGATGGATTTAAGCCTGTAGGTCAAACTATGCCTCAGTATAAACCTCAGCAAATGACAGAGGCTCAACCATCAGCACCAGATCATGCTATGCCTGTTGAGAAGATGTCAGATATGGACGATGAGATTCCATTTTAATGTCTGAATTATCTAAAACTCAAGACAAACTTATTAGCGATTTCTATAACTTAAAAAAAGATTTCGCTATTAAGTTAGAGGAAATACAAGCTTTGTATTTGGAAGTTAAACAACAAAGAAATTTAGCTGAAAAATATGAACTAGAAAACAAACATTTAAAACAACAAATAAAAAAATTAGAACAAGAAGCAGAGGAGATGTTATTATACCCATGATTATATTCGGAAAGACTAAACAAGATTGGAAAGTATTAGAACTTCATTACAGACGAGAATGGATTTGCTTTGTAGTAGGATTTGTATTAGGAGTTATATTGATATGAGTCTAAGCAATAAATCGTATGAAGAATTAGAAAAAGCCTCACAAGATTGGGCTGAGTGGCATAAGAAAGTAATCATACTTGATGAGGGTCGTAAAGCTACATTCAGTAAAGTATTCTTAAAACATAAATTAGATTCTAAAAGTATTACTGAGGCAGAGCATAAAGCTAGAACTGATGAGGAATATAAAAAAGTTGTAGAGCAATATGCTGAGGCTGAATTAAATTTAATTAAGAGTCGTTATCATTATAACAACCTTGATAAATATGTAAGTTTAAAACAATCAGAGTTAAAAAGAGATTTAGCTTTGAATAGTAAGGTTTAATGAATTCTACTAACGATATATCGATTTGCTCCCCATATATGAGTTTAGTAGATAGAGTGGTCAGGGAGACTTGGCCACTTGTTAAAAGAATTTTAGGTGTTTTTAATTATGGTTTATATAAACGGCCATAAATATCTTTGAACCTAAAATAGCTAGGGTGGATTTGATCTCTCTCTTTACCACCCTAGTTTCTAGTAATATCAAAATGTTTTAAATCAGTATCTTCGTTTATTCCGCTATAAGAATATTCGTAATTAATTAAATCAACATCACTTCGTTTTTTTATTTCTTCGACCATATCATTAACTTTAGTAAAGTATGGAAAAGTATCTATGAATCTAAAATTAACATAAGAACCATAAGGATTGTTATTGGTTTCTAATTGTAGTTCTAGGTCTGTTATAACAAAATCAACTTTTATATTGTCCATTTGGACACTATACTATTTCTTACGCATGATGTCTGCACCTTTAAGACCATAGATCGCAGAAACTACTCCAATAAAAATAGCTTGATACCAATAAGGAAGCTGATTAAAATACTCAAAAAATAAATCTAGTTTATTACGAATTTCAACATCGTCAGAGAAGATAGACCAACCCAATATAAGAATAGGAATAGATATAAGAATAAGGACAAATTCGTCTTTGAAACCATTGTCATTACTTTCAATAACTTTTGCTTTATATTCAATTTCGCCTTTACTCATTTTCTCTGCATGAAGCATTTGAGCATCAGACAGTAATTGTTTTGTTCGTTGTTTATTTTGGTAAATCTTAGCACCTGTCTTTACACCCAACGATAATAAATTCAACCACATTTTAATTCCTTTGCTAGTTCACAATAATGAATTATTTTATCATATCTTTCTCTAGGATTCTCGCCTTTTTTATTCCTAACTGCATATTT